TCCAAGACGCGCTTGTCGGTCGGGTCATAATCGGGGATGTTCTTGTGCTGGCCGCCCGCCCGCTTTGGCGCGGGCGGCTCGCCGCCCGGCCACTGTACGTCCTTGTGGATCCGGCCGGTGGCGATGTCCGACACCACCGAGCGGCTAACGTCGAACCGCTTGCCGATTTCGGTCTGCTTCGTGCCATCGGCGATGGCCTGCTTGATCTTTGCAACCTTCTTCTTTGTCAATCGCATGATCTCTCCGTATTCGCCTCGCCGGTTGATGGTTCAGAGAGGCCGGGTGGCGCTGCCCGTCGCCACCCGGCTCAAGTGCTGTCGGTCACAAGAGGCAGAGCAAGGGGGCAGACTCAAGAGGACCGACTAGCCCGCGCGGAGCGAACGAACAAACTTCTCGACCCACTGGATGGCGTCGTTGAAGTTGAAGGGCGGCTTGAAGCATGGCGCACCGCCTTCGTCGATGCCGCCGGCCGGATTACGCTGCGGGTAGCCGCCCGGAGACTGGCCGGCATCTTCCACGGGAATCGCGTCGATCTCCTTCAAGCTGGGCATGGGCATGGCGGGATTGATGGCCCATTCGATCTTCGCGTCCTTGGCCCAGGCATGGATGCGCCGCACAGGAACGATGAAGTTGAAGCCTTGCAGCTTCATCACGCCCTGCGTCAACATGCCGATGTACTCGCCGTTGTCTTTCAGAAACATGCCACCGCCGGACGAGCCGGGAAAGGCAACGGCCGTCACCTGATCGAAGACCTTGACGTTGGCACCCTTCATCGGCAACGTGCGGCCTGTTTGGCTGAGAACGCCGGTCGTGTAGCTGTTGGCCCCAAACTGGCCGAGCAAGCTGCCGCAATGGCTCAACTCGATACCGATGGGCGGAATGTAATTGGCGTCCTGGTGGAACTTGGCGCAAACGTTCAGCGGATAAGCGCCTTTGCAGCGGACCATCAGCAGGGCCAGGTCTTCGCCATAGTCTGCGTCGCTCACCTTGACGATCTTGCAGTCGTACTTGACCTCGCCCATCCGGCGGCCGTCCTGCTGCCGCTCTTGGACGATCTCGGCATCGCGGTACTCGACGAGAATCCGCGGCGTGCCTTGCGGCGTAACGACCGTGCGAGTGGTGCGCAGGCCATCGACAACGTGGGCGGCCGTCCAGATGAAGGTCGCGGTATCATCGCCGATCTGGCGAGTGACGAGCGTGCCCGAGCCTTGGGCATTGCCGGCCTTGATGGTGACGCTCACACGCTGCAAATCATCGGGGACGCTCGCGACCGCCGGGCCGGCGGCCAGGGCGATCAGGGTCAGGACCAACAGCGCGTACTTCATCGTTGCAACTCCACGGGGTTAAGGAACTTGTCAGACTGATCCGTTCACGATGTCGTTTCTTCGACCAACATTTCGCCATCCTCGCCGGCATCCTTCCAATCGACGCCTTGGAGAATTTCGCCCATCGTCATTAGTTCCAGCTTCCGGTTGGCGCGAATTACCTCCAGCACACGGCCATCGCTCGGCAGATGGATCAGGTCCACGATGGTGCATCCCAGGTTTTCGTCCATGCCCTTGCGGTGGATGCGATCCTCGCTTTGCACCCGATACTCGGGCTTCCACGAGTTGGACCAGTACACCGCCATGCGGGCCTCGACCAGCGTCAGGCTCATGCCGCCCGACTCGGGATTGGCCACGAAAGCGACCTTGCTGTGCGCCTCCATGTTGGCCCAGTAATCCAGCGGCTCTTCCTCCGTCGCCAGCGATCCCTCCGGGCTGTCGCTCTTGGCAGAAAGGACTTGGAAGTTGCCCTGGTCGCACCGCACCACGTCCCACTTTTCCTGAAGGCACAGCTTGACGATGCGGTCGACCGAGCCGGTAAAGCCGGCAAATACGACGATGCGGCCGACTTCCTCGTTCTCGTCCAAGAGCATCTTCAGCGCGGCATCCTTCGGGCAGGGCACTTCGCGGGTGATGCGGACCATCCTCGGCACTTCTCTCTTGCCGTCACACGCGGGGCAGGCGACCGTCTGTTTGACCAGCCGGGCCTTCAAGTCGGGGTCCAGCATGTCGATGGCCTGGTAGCGGGCCTCGGGATCGTCCGGGTCCACCCATTCCGCTACCGTGCCATCCGTGCAATGCGTGCAACGAGTCGTGCCATCGTGAACCTCGCGGTATTGGAAACCGTCGCTCAGTTCCCGGAGCAAGGTGATGCCCGTCACGGCGTTGGGTGCGGCGCGAACGATGGATTCCGCCACGCGCAGAACGCTGGCCGTGGGCTTGCAAATGACCTTGCGGTATCGCTTCTCGGGCAGGTGCAGCCCTTTGAGCCGCTGGTAGAGGTAGGCGACTTCGTTCGTGCTGGGGACGAACTTGTGGTAATCGTCCGGGTCGGTCACGCCATCCAACTCGTGCGGCCCCTCCTCGAACGTCTCGCCGCACTCGGCGCATTTCCGCTCGTCGTCCTTCCAGCCCATTCGCTTCTTGAATTTCTGGCCGTCGTACTCCTGCTGAGCCATGAAAGCCAGTCGCTCCTCCATGGCCCGTGGGCCGCCTTCCTTGAGGAATCCCGGCCAACCAATCTCGCACTGGCTCCACCAGTCCACCGGCGTTTTGGGCGACGGCGTGCCCGACATGAGAATCGCGTAGCCTTCATAGCCGTACTTGTCGCGGATCAGGTCCGCGAGCTTCTGGCAGGCTTTGGAGCGATGCGTAGTAACGTTCTTACAGCGGCTCGATTCATCGGCCACGAAGAACCGGGGCACGGTCTGTGAGTTGCCCCACTCGTCCATCACACGGACTAATCCTTCGTAAGTGAAGAACTCCACCTGGATACGGTCGAAGGGAAATCCCCACAGCTTGAACTCGCGCTTGATGTTCGGGATGCTGGTCTTCGGACCCGCCCACCACACCAGGTCAACGCCCGACTTCTCAATCACCATCTGGGCGGCCAGGGTCTTGCCGGTGCCCATTTCAGCACCGAATATCTGGTAGTGGTACGTCAACCCGGCATCTGCCATGTCCGCCTGGTGCGGCATGAACGTCTGCGTCACGCCGCCGCGCATCAGGGGCCGGTACTCGTGGCGAATCAAGGGACGGTCGAACCAGGCGTAAACGTCTTCGCCACACAGATAGCCGATCTGAAAACGATTGCGCTGGCAGTCGTCCACCGACCAGACCTTGACCCCGGCATACTCGCCCTCGTCGTCGTAGCCGTGGAAGTGCGCGCCGCGCATGGCCTTGACTTCTGCCATCAGGCCATAGCGTGTCTTCGTGCCGACCTTGCCATCCCAAAAGTAGATGCGGCCATCTCTCTTCTCCAGCAGGACAGGCACGCGAATGCGAGTGCCGCTGGATGTCTGGGCTTCGACCTTCACGGCTTCAAGCGACATGCAGTCTCCCTCGGGCGATTTCGCAGTTGTGTTCGGTCAACTCGATGCCGATCGAGCGGCGGCCGAGCCGCTTGGCGGCCAGCAGCGTGGTGCCACTGCCGGCGAACGGGTCCAGAATCACGCCGCCGTCCGGGGTTGAAAGCAGCGTCAACAGGTATTCCATGAGGGCCAGGGGCTTCACCGTTGGATGATCGTTGCCCGGCCCGCGCTCCCTCCTCGTCGCCTTGCCGCAATAGAAGAAGCGGCTGGCCCCGCCAGAGTCGCCATAGGTGACCTGAACGTCGCCCGCCTTGCCGATGTCCCCGTGGTAGCCGTCCCCCGGCTTGGTGCGGATGCAGTTGGTGCCGCTAGCCAGCGTGCCGGTTTGAGCATCCAGTTGGGTGGCCGCTTCCGCGTCCAACAAGAGATTCGCCGGCCAGCGTCCGCGCTCAGAATCGCCCACGGGCGAACGCTTCGTACTGGCCCAGCCGACGTCAGTCAGGCTGTCGCTGCGCGCGCGGATCGTGCTCTCGGTGCCGATCCGGCTGGCTTCGACGTTCATTCCCGCCACGCCCCACGTAAGGGCGTTGTGGGCAATCGTGCCGTCCATCGGCTTCATCGCCAGCACGATGGGTTCCCAGGCAGGCTTCAGGGCCATCGCCCAGCCGGTCCACCTCACGGCCTCGGGAGTGGCCGGGGCGGTAATCTGCGCGGCTCGCAATCTTGCGTCCGTGCCGGGGGCATGAAGTCCATTGCCGCCGCCGTAGCACCCGTTTCCCTTGCCCTCGTGCAAGTGGTAGCCGGGACGATCCAGCTTGTCGCCGACGACTTGACGCTCCGCGCCTTTCGATTTGTCGATCAGCTTGCCGATGTCGCCGCACTTCGGCATCCCCTGGCCGTAAAGCCACATCAGGCAGTCCCGAATCTCCCAGCCGGCTTGCTCAATTGCGTAGGTCAGGTGGTGATAGGTCCGCGTGCCGCCAAAGGCCAGCATCAAAGCGCCGGGCTTGCACACGCGAGCCACGGCCCGCCAATACTCCGGTCCAGGAACCTCGTGGTCCCAGTCCCTCTCCATGAAGCTGAGACCGTAGGGCGGGTCCGTCACCACGAAGTCCACCGACGCCTCGGGCAGCGCCGGCAGCACCTCGCGGAGATCGCCGCAGTACAGGCTCAGGTTGTCTTGCTCGAAGAAGGGCTGCATAGTAATGGACACGACGAAAGACGCGATACTCGCTATTAGATAGGACCGGAATGCGGCGCGAATCTGGAGTGCTACCGGCCCCTTTTGTCTTCCAAGAGCAAGAAAGTCTGGTCCGGGGTGTTGCGAGGCGTGTAGTCGCCCCACACGTTGAGGCCGGCGGCCGTGAACAGGCCGTAGAGCTTGTTGAAGCAGTGCCTTACGGGCGTAGGGACGCCTTTGCTGCACCCCGAGACAACGGCGTCCCGCCATTGGGAGAGGGTGCCGGTGACGATGGCCGCCTGCACCCCCCGCACAATCGTTTCCACCACTACAAACGGCATCCCCGCCAATTGCAGGATTTCCAGCATGTCCCGCTCGTCGGCCCCGACGAAGGCACTGAACGAGACGTGCTTGAGCAGATGGGGCGACAGCCCCACCGGCGCTCGCTCGTCTCGCATCGCCGCCAGGCAGCTCAGGAATCGCTCGGCATCTGACAACTCGCGTCGGCAGGCGTCCGAGGGCGCGGCCGGCGAGCGGCCCAGCACCTTATGGCTGAGGCCAATGAAGGTGCGGAAGTCGATGCTCGGGACTTGGATCAGTACCGCGTCTGGATTCATGGTTCCGTTGAAATCCGCTTGCTGGAATCCCCTTCACCGACGATCCTGCTGAGGCCGTGGCACACCTGTCCCAGCTTCTTATGGAAAGCTTCCCACGGTCAGGTCGAAACCAAGCGGAAAAGAGACGCCGCCGGGACTTGAACCCGGACCACCGAGCCGGCTGCGGCTGGTGTGCTGCTTACACCACGGTGTCCAAGACCCCCACCTCGGCCTTGTGGCAAGTCTGGTGGGGAGCAAATGGGCTAGCGGGCGCGAGCCGGCTTGCTGTCCTGAACCTTTTCCATTCCGTTGTCCTTGACGGTGAGAAACTTGACGATCTCCCGGCGGATCACGTCATCGGAGGGCAGCCGGGTGAACGGCGTGGAGCACATCACGACCACGGGGACGTGCCAGGTGCCCTTGCGGTTTTCGGCCACCTTGACTTTCAAGGTGACGGGCATCGGGCCGTGCGGCTTCAGATCGCCGACCGCGTTGCCGGCCGCCGCCTTGGCGTCGATGTCCGCCTGCGTCAACGGCAGGAAGGGGAACAGCTTCTTCGCCTCGATGCGGCTCGACTTGTTGCCGCAAAAGAACTCCAGGAACCGGCCCGTGCTCCGTTCGTAGACAAGGAAGCTGGGACCGTACTGGCAGTGCGAATCGGACTCAGCGGACTTGGCGGCGATTCGCTTGAACTCCTCCGATTCCATGTCGTAGGAGATGACCAGCGCCTCCATGTCGGTCATGTCGATGGCCTTGGGTCGGCGGGCCAGCGGAAGCAGGTCCACAGACGGCCCCAGGTCGATGATCTCCTCGTCGGATTCGGGGATGCCGTAGTGGCCCTGCGGAATCAGGCCCTTCATGTTGGCCTTCGACTTCGTGTAGAGCTGCATCCGGCCGATGTAGTCGCCGCCCTTGGCCAGTTCCGCGAACTGGTCGTCGGTGCCGATCTGCGTGGAAGGAAGCTGGTCGAGATCGACGGGGACCATTGCAGTGGTGTCGGACATTGTTTCCTCGTTGTTGGGTTCAAGGTTCGGGGTTCGGGGTTCAGGGTTCAGGATTCAGGATTCAGGCGTCGAGAAGGTGGCTCACTCGTTGTCGTCACATAGCTCTACCCTCCGTTCCAATAGGTTCGCGCGGGTTCGCGCCAAGACTTTCTCACGTTGTGCGCGGATGCTTTCTTCGTCCAGGTTCAACGCCCACTCTAGCGCCAAGTACCAGCCGTCCACCGCTGTCTGACTGCCGGCCTTCACCACGGCCAGACCACCCACACGGTGGTCGCGGTACTCGGCGAGCACTTCCTTCAAAGGCCGAATGTGCGGGACCGGCTCGAAGTCCTTGCAGAGATCGTGCAGTTTCCCTTGACGGGCCGCCTCTTGAATCTGCTTGACCATGCGCGCCGCCACCGGAACGAACTCCCGCGCCGCGACCGTCTTTGCCAATTCCACAAGCTGCGCTTGCTGAACCATTGGCAACTTGGCGAGCATGTAGGCCGATTTCAGCGGTATCTCGCCGCGTTCTACGGCCTTCTGGATGTTCGCCCGCAGGCTGAGCAACCGAAGTTGATCGCCGATCCACTCAGGGCTTTTGTGGATCAAATTGCTCACGTCGGCCAAAGTGGCGTCCGTTCCTTGACGGGCCGTGATGGCGTCCATGATCCGTCTGGTCTGCCGCGCGTATTCCAACGCCGTCGTCTCGGGCCTCAAGGCGTTGGCCTGAATCTGAAGCGCCAAAACGTCGTCGTCCGTGAGATTGTGCTTTACGATGCAAGGCAGCGCCGGCAGCCGCAATTCGCAGGCGGCCGTGTAGCGATAGAGGCCGTCCACCACCTCGTAGCAACCCGGCCGCCGCACGGACGGCCGCACACAGATCGAGTTCAGAGGACCGACCACCGCCAGCGAGTCGCGAAGTTCCAGATACTCGACGGACTCCCGGTTCACGACCCGCAGAACGACCCACGGTTCGATAATCTGGCCCAAGGGAATCTGGCGAAACTCGTCAGGCAGTGGGTCGGGCATCATTGCATCCGCGTTTGCGCTAACACCTACAAATGGCCCCAAAAACGCCGTGTTTTTCAGAACTTCCTCTGAAAATCGGCGCATTTCTGGGGCCATTTGTATGTGTCTGCGCAGGCAGTGTGTGTGTGAGGCACGACGTAGAGCGTTTATACGCTCCCCGGACCAACTGACGCGGCATTAGAGAGATGTCATGCCCCTCGTAAGCGAATCACTCTACAGCTTCCTCCATGCCCGGCACACGCCGGCCAATGCCGACCTGATCGATCGGTGGGCGATCGGCATGGAGACGCAGGTGAACGTAGCCCCTGGGGATGGAGAACCCGTCGCCGGCAAACGCTCTACCTGGTCCGATGGGATCAACGAGTGGTTCAACATCCGGGTGCCGAAGAACGCCGCGACGGACCCAAGCTTCACCGACTACGAAATCGGATTTCCGCTGGCTCTGCACGCCGAGGGAGTGGGCATGACGGGTTGGGACTGGAAGGCCCGCCTCTCGC